GTCCGAAAGGACTTCATCGGCCCGACGCGAGTCGGGACGGTTGTGGCTAAGTAGCCCGGGTAGCATCTGTGTCCAGGAGGCCAGTGGCTCGATAAGTCGAGACATAGGAACCTCTAAGCCTAGGTCACTGGGTGACCGAGCCGTCAGATCCTCGGTGAGGGTCATTGGCTGTTGATAGGCGCAGTTGTGTCCTTGGTGAAAGGCGACAACCGTCTGGGGGAGCAACAATTCTTCTCTCGAAAGAGAGTCAGGCCCTAGATCGGCCCGCCCCCACTTGTGGGACAGGGTCTAGGTAACCTGGAGGGAAACCTTCCGTAAGAACGGAGCCTGCCCCTCCACGCAAGTGGAACAGGGAGGTTAAAGGTAACCCTATGGTTTGGACAGGTTTCAATCACTATGATTGGAACAGGTCAGAGCGGCGTGAAGCTTGAGTTTGGTGTACCGAAGGGATAGAATTCAAGTGTGTAGCTGGGAACTCTCGTTACGACTGTGGGATAAGACTGGGAAGCCATTGTGAGGATCGTATCCTCGCCCATGGGTTCTTGGGGTTAGCACCCCTGAGGCCCATGGTGGCACAGTGTTATTTCATGAGGTCGCACGAGATGTAGAGATGGGCCTATGCCTAAAGTCCTATAAGTGGAAGCTATATTGCTTGCCAACCTATGGTATGAGACGTTGGCGTCTTGTGGTGTCTATCCGGGTCTTGACCCGCAGCTTACTTAAGAAGAGAGTAGGAGAAATCCGATGAGCTCTGTTGGTGAGTTTAAGGTAGCGTTTAGGAAGGGTGAAAGTAGCAGTAGTGGAAATGAAGTGGATACTTTATGTGTTCGTTCGTCTCTCTGTTTTGTTTTAAGAAGCTACAATAACATTTTTTATTTTTGTAGCCCTATCAGAGTGATTGGAACTGATATGGGTGAATTGGGAGGGTAACATATGTTACGTACCTGATTGCTCAGATCCGTTGTTATGCGTTCTAGGTATAGGACGTGTGGCTCGGCGTACGTTTGCTAGACTTGAGGATCACTCCAAGAGTTTTGAAGCGTATGTCGAACAATCTATAGAGGCCTTTAATGGCTTGGCCTTCCGAAATGGAGGCCGATCACTAATTGGATGGCTGAAACCAGTCATTCGAGGTGTGGTGTCCGATGAGTATGGGAATTGATATAGGGTCATTTGTGCCTTTTCTTTCTTCACCTACCGTTTGTATCAAGCGGCCGGTGTTGTCTTTGTGGTGAAATACCTCAAAGCGGCACAGGTTCTGTTAATGCAATCAGTAGGGAGTCATAGAATTCTGGACTCGGCCCAATTAGGGGTTAGAGTTAAGCGTTCTAGACGCGGTATTCCGCTTGTTATACCTGCTGCACATCGGCAGAGGATACGTGATGGTGATGTTGTCGTGATAAGGGCCTGGTTGACATTATTCGGTATGTACCGGATATTGTATTTTCCAGGTTCCCTGAAAACTTCAACTATCACAGACCCGTTTAAGGGCCATCTTACGGATGGGCTTGAGCGGTCATTACGGACTTTTGTGGATGTGTTTTGGTGGGAGTTGCGTAAAAAGTTCTCTTGGGAGAACTTTTGCGCTATTCTCGCCTCACCAATTAAGTATTTCCCTATTTTAACGTCGAATCCTATAACGTCCGGCCTGGCGCGCGATGGGCGCCCCTTGGAGGGCTATATTAGCTCTTCTTGGGCATCCATTTACGTGTCGGCTCGGCTGCTATGGGATCCACGCTTCTGAGAGGTCCGTAAGGCCATGATGGAGTATGCGTTACGTAGGGGATATACTGCCTTCTGGCAACGGTTGGATGAGTTACGGAAACGTGACTTACCCTTCCGCTTCGAAAAGCCGTATTCTCCTAGCTTGGGGAAATTAGGTTTGAAAGAGGAGCCAGCGGGAAAGGTGAGAGTATTTGCTATGGTGGACCCCTGGACTCAGTGACTTTTATATCCGCTTCATAAAGCAATGCAGTTAGTACTGCGCTCAATAAAACAGGATGGAACCTTCGATCAGAAGGCCCCCGCTGTTGTTCTGATGAGTAGAATTTTGGCTTCTAACAG